CAGCATCTAACTGAACTCATGAGTTAGAAATTTTATCTTTGAGGAACTAAAAAAGATATACTGGAATCCCACCAGTATTTTTTGTTATTTATTTTTGAGAGGTTTTAAAGGATAACCCCATAAACCATCAGGTGAGACAAAGAACAACTAGAAATCAAAAGCCCAGTCACCAACCTCTGAAGTAGTCATCTCGTACGCCGTTATCGAATGATAATCCTTGTCCCAAATATTTTTCCGAATTAAAGTGGACAACTTTGGAAAACCTGATTTGATATCATCCAGATCCATTCCCAACATACGATACTGTTTAAAATCACGCGAGCTCAAACGGGACACCACATCATCAATAGCGCTCACTTCCAGTAGCTTATTTTCATAAATCAGGGCTTCATAAAAAGAACTCAACCAGTTGTAAGCATCAACATTTGATCCATAGGTACCATACCCATGGGCCATAGATGACAAAAGCATGTCCAGAATATCACGATTCTTCGGTTCACGCCCATTAAAACAACGCATCACAAATTCACGCGTCTCACGATAGGGAAGAAACATGGACTGACCATTCGTATCGGTACGATAAGTATTAAGAACACAATGCATTTTCAAAAACGAGGCCCCACGATTAATAAACCATCCATTATGATGAGACGAACAAAACGCTATACCATCTCGAAGATCACGAAGCCCAACATTAAGGTACTTCATGAGCCAATCCTTATAAGCTCGGCCCGAAAAGAACGCCGAGAACTCCAAGGAAGTGCCCTTATTATAAAGGAAGTCATCGCCATATACAATCATCATAATCAAGCGGACAAAAAAATCCATCAACCGCCGACGCAATGACTTCGCTGCGGTCTGAATAGTGTGAACACAGAACAAAAAGAACCACAGAAGCTTAATATACGAATCCATGTGAGAGGTGTCCAAGACACCCGACGGAACCTTCCCAAACAATATCTCCCACAGGTCACAAAAGACCTTCGTTAAACGAGAACACACATTCTTCAAGATAAAAATCAAGAGCATACGCTTCAATTCATAAATCGGATTACCCTGTTTTTCATGAACAAGGCCAAAAGAATAATAAATCCGAATAAAAATTGCGTAAATGGACTGGTCAAGCTTATCAATGTCTCCCTCCACAATGTCAAACCACCAACAGTTGTCGAGGTTCTTTCCAAGAATATAAGCAAGACGATCCCAACCACCCTTAGGCCACTTATGACCAATGCAAATAACGCCCCTCTCCTTTAAATGACGAATCCTAGTAACAAGACGGTTTGCAATGAGGAAGGGACTGTTAGGAAC